GCCGCTGTTCGCTGCACTTGTGCGGTCGTAGACCTCGATGGCACCCCAGCGCGAGTTTCCGATATCGTTGTTGAGGATGCGCGCGCCGGGTGCCAGTTCGAGGCAGATGGTCTGCTGCCAGCGCGGTTCCGGGCTCAGCGGCCACACGCCGCCCTTGAGGATGCATCCCTGAATGAGGATGTCCAGCAGGGTCGGGTGAGCGGCGTCAGTCTCGATGTCCAGCGTCGTCTCGTCCATCTGCTCGAACAGGCAGTCGAGAAAGTGCAGCTTCTCCAGATTCCCGCCCCTGTTGAGCACTTCGACGTTCATGCGCGGGCAGCCGGAGCGCACGCCGTTGCTCATACCGAAAGTGAAGTGGTCGAAGACGAGGTTCTTGACGTTGCTCGCGTCGTCGTCCGAGATGCCGATGTTGTTGAGGCCCAGCGAGCGTGCCGCGTTCTCCGTGCCAAGGTTGCACTGACAGCCGCCGCCCCGGAAGGTCACGTTGGTGAGCGAACCGCAGCCGTCCCCGAGGGTCATGACGTCGGTCGAACCGCCACCGATGAGGATCGCGTTCTCGAAGAGCACGTCGTGGGCGCCGTTGATATGACGCACCTGCTCACCGGGGCCGCCGATGAGGACGTCCCGATAGGTCTGGTTGCTGATGAACTTGAGGTTGTGGATGGTGGTGGGCGTGGGGGTCGGGGTGACCGGGGGTGGCGTCACGGGCGGGGGCTCTACCGGCGGAGGCGTCACCGGAGGCGGCGTGACTGCGCAGACGTGCTTGGGCGCCGTCGGACCGACGATGTACTTGACGCCGCACTGCGGGCAGACGATGGTCTTGCAGACGTGGCGCGTGCCGTAGCGGTAGCGGACTCCGCACTTGGTGCAAGTGACGTAGCGGATGCGTGGTGTCATGATGGCTCCTTACAGGTCGCTGTAGCCGCCGCAGATGATGACCTCATTGGCGCCGGGGGCGCCGGAATCGTTGTCGGCCAAGCCGGTGGTAGCGGCCACGGTGAGTGCGGTCGCGAACAGCAGCGGCGTCGACCAGACAATGCCCTGCGTGCCGTCGAGTTCGATGGTCATGTCGGGCACGGTCGTGCCGACGGTCACGTTGCCCGTGGTCGCGTTGTAGAACTTCAGGTACCGCTTCGTCCCGGCCGCGACGTTGGCATAGGCGTAGAAGCCCTTGAGAATGCATGGGTTCGCGCTGATCGCGTCCTCAGACTCGTCACAGTCGATGTTCTTGAACGGCGTAGCTGGCGCGCTTGCTGTCCAGAGTGCCCCAACCTTGTCGGTAGTCAGCGGGATGTAATCGGCCGCTGCCCCAGCTCGAGCAGCTGGCGTGTCGGTCCTGACGGCAAGCGCCATGACCCCCACGTCTCCGCTGGAGTGCGCCGCGTCTTCGGCCTTGCCGAGGTTCGTCGCGCCGGCGCCGGGGACGACGGAGGCGACGTCAACGTCGCCGATGTCCACACCTGAGTTGGCGCCGAGCTTGCCGATGGCGGCCGATCCAGCGCCAAGCACGACCGTGCCGTCCGTGCCGATGCTCACCTTGTTGGTGGTACCGGGCGTCGTCTGGTCGATACCGACCTTACCGATGAGGGCTGTCCCGGCGGCGAGCTTGCCGACCTCTGCAGTCCCTGCGCCGAGGACCGCCTGCACGGCGAAGGTGCCCGCGTTGGTGACGGCGTGAGAGTTGACCGTGACCGTCGGCATGGTGAGCACGTCAACCTGCATCTCGGTCCCGGCTACGGCTCCGGCAAGCGTCGTCAGGCCGGCGTTGGTGACGGCAACCGTGCCGTCTACCGTGATCGCGCCGCCGTTGTCGTCGATGGAGACGACACCGGTCGAGTCGTTGGCGATAGTGACGCGCAGGGCATCGGCCTCGACGCCGCCGCCGGACTTGATGGGGGTCGTGGAGTCGGCTGTGCCGTCGGTGAGTTTCACGCGCTGGTAGAAGACGCTAGCGCAGTCGTCGGCGGCGACAGCCACACTGGGAGTTGCGCCGGGGTCTACCTGTGGGTTGTCAGCCACTTCTCTCTCCTATCTCATCCACGCGAAGCGCGGGGTGTACGTCACGGTGATCGCGCCGTCGTGTGTCGGGGTGTCGCCATCTGTGCCGTCCGTGACGATGAGCAGGGTGCCGCCCAAGGCCATGAGCGTGCTTCCGGGGCAGCAGTGCTGTTCGTTCGCCACGTCATCCACATAGGTGGTGCCGGTCGCGGCGTCGCGCCCGAGCGTGTCGCATTCGACGGTCGCGGTCGTGGGATGCCAGCCGAAGTAGCCGTCGCCGATGGGCAGGCAGTACAGCCAATCCATGCAGGCTTCGTGCCCGGCCGTCGCGCTCGAGCTCTTCAGGGACACGGTGAGCAGTGCGCTCGCGGAGTTGCGGACGACGCGCGTGGGCAGGTAGCAGCGCCCGAGTTCAACGATGTGCCAGCTGCCGCGCGTGAAGGTCACGGGAGAGTCGGCGGTGTAGTCAGTCGTGATGGTGCCGGTCTCACTTGCGAGGACGCGCACGCGGGCCAGCAGCAGGTATGGTCCCGCGGGCAGTGCCGACGTGTCGAGTGTCCCGGCCACGTTCGTCGTGGAGGCCACGTAGGCGGCCGTGCCGCTGAAGGCGTCGGCGTCGGCGGTGTCGGTCTCGCCCGCTCCCCAGGTGAAGTCCTTGGCGTCGAAGCGGTAGGCGTCGTAGCTGCCCTGGTCGATGGCGAGGTAGGCCGCGTGCAAGTCGGCGTTCGTGGCGTTCAGGTCGATGGTCAAGGGCGTGCGGTAGTTGCCGCCCATGGCCGCCAGCGAGACCGAATCGGGCGCGGTGTAGGCAGCGGCGGTGTGCAGGGTGACGGGCGCGACGGTGACGAATGGGGAGACGACAAGCTGGAGCGAGCATTCGGACACGTGTTGTATGTCGGCCGCGCGCGTGAACCCGGGCTGTACCGGTTGCGCGTGGTAGACCGTCCAGATGGTCGCAGCCGCGGAATCCGTAAACGACACCTCTAGCGTGCACTCGCCGAGCCTGAGATAGGCGTCGATGGCATCGACTTCGGCCCTGAACAATGCCTGAGTCGTCGAAGAGATACGGATCGGCACGGACAGCGCCACGGGTACGCCCATCGTCTCGCGCACGAGGCTCGGGTTTGACGCGCCGCCGCCGCCGATGATCGAGACATCGGCCTGTAGTTGCGGCGGCGCCCACTCGCCCATGATGGTGAGCGCGAGGCTGGTCGCGCCTCTGCGCAGGAGTGCTGAGAAGACGGCCATGTCAGCCTCCCGCGCTGCCGCGGAGGGCAGCCTTCGCGGCAGCGGACTTGCGCGCGTCAAACTCGCGGATGATGTTCCGGACGTCCTGTGGCGTGAGGTCGCCACTCTTCGGCTGGACCACGAGATAGTTGACCGAGTTGTCATGGACCACGGTCTGATTCACAGCCCCAGCCGTCGCCATTGCGGGTGTCGCCACAGGCCCGCCAGCCAGCGCGGTCACGGTGTCATTGGCGATAGCCTTAGCCTCCGCAACGATGCGCGCATGCCAGCTCGCGAGGCCGTCGAAGAACCCGCCGCCGAGCGCGCTGCCTGCGGCCGTGGCGTTGGTGACGTTCTCTGTGGAGGCGTTTATGAGATTGGTGACGATGCTGCTGATGGACGATGCGATCTCAGAGAGCGAGGCGAGGATGGCCTTGACGTCATCCATCGACTCGACCTTGATAGCCCCGAGGGCAGTCATGAGACTGGTGACCATGGCCTTCAGCGCGACGCCGAGTTGCGGCGCCCGGTTGGCGACCGTCCAGGCCCCGCCGATGCCGTTCTCCACGGCTTTGATGGTCATGGCGGCGAGATTACCGAGGATGCCGGTGACGTCGCCGACGACCGACGCGACCGCCGAAGTCGTCTCGCTGAGCGCGTCCTCGACGGTCACGCCCGCGAGCGCATCCCTGATCGCGTTGATGACCTTCGGGAACGTGGCCTTGAGCGTCGGCATGGCGGCCAGGACGTTCGTGAGCCCATCCGTGCCGTTCTTGACCGCTGTGGTGGTCATGGAGACGAGGCCAGAGAGCATGCTGGTGATGTCGCCGATGAGGGCGGCAGAGGCGCTGGAGGCGTCGGTGATCGCCGCGTCGACCGTCATATCCTTGAAGGCGTCACGGACGGCGACGGCGAGGGCGACCACGGCCGGGCCGATGAGGGTCCACTTGCCCATGACGGCGCCCATGCCGGCGAGCGCATCGTCGGCCGTCTTGGCGGAGAGACCGGCGAAGGTATCGAGGATTCCGGCGATGTCGGAGAGCAGCTGCGAGGCGGCGCCGGATGCCTCGGTGACCGTGGTGCTGATGGACTTCGGGAAGGCTTGCTTGATTGCGGCGGCAATGGACTTGGCGAGGTCTGCGGCCGTCTTCGTGATGCGTACGACGTTGGCCTTGACCTCGGCCGTGATCGTCGGGAAGGTCGCCGTCGCCAGTTCGTTGACCGTCTCGGCGATGCCGACGATGAAGTCGACGAGAGTGCCGATGGGACCGCTCGTCTCGGCTGCTTGGCTGAGCTTGACGCCACGCTTGCCGGCCTTCGGGTCGACGGCCTCGGTCTTCTTCGTCTTCGCCTTGCCCGCTGTCCATGGGAATGCCTTGTTGACCTCGGCGGCGATGACCGTGGAAAGCTTGGCGGCCTGCTTGACGATGGCCTGGACCTTCGCCTTCCAGCCCGCCGCGAGCTTCGGCACGGTGGACTTGTTGAGCGTCTCAAGGGCTTCCGTGACGCCGTTCACGAAGTCGAGCAGGGAGGCGATGGCGGAACTGGTTTCGGCCGCGTTCTTGACGCCCTGCGTGGTCTTGCTCTTGGCCCCGCCGAGTCCCTTGGTGATCGCGTTGGCGACTGCCTTGGCAACGCTGACTGCCGAGCTGGTCGCGCTCTTGGCGGCGCTGGTAGCACTGCCCGTGAGATTGAGCCCGGTCTGATCCATGACTCGCGCTGCGTCCGAGGCCCTCGCGGCATCGAGCGGAATGATGGCCTCGGTGCCATGCATGGTGGGGCCTTGGTAGCCGCTGGTGGGGCCGCTGAAGATGCCGCCCGCCGCCGCGCCGCCGGTCTTCTTGAAGTTGCGCGTGATCGTCGTGAGGGTGACGGTTTTCGACTGGAACTGGTTGAGCAGAGAGAGGATGGCGCGCGCATGGGCGCTGACATTGTCGATGAGATTGACGGTGGGATTGGCGATCTGCGCGTCGAGACGGCGCATCTCGGCAATGACCGTCGCCTTCTTCTTCTGCAGCGCGCTGATGGCAAGGTCAACCGCCGGGCTCGGCTTCTGCGCTCCCAGCGTCTTGAGATCCTTGTTGATTCCCGCGAGCTTCGCCTTGGCGTCGGCCATGTCGGCCGTGACGCGCACGGTCTTCGTTTCCTTGGCGAGCTTGTCGCGGGCGCTGGTGACCTCCTTGAGTCCGCGCACCGCGTCCGCGTAGTCGCCCGTCATCTTCAGCTTGACGTCCTTGGGCGCCTTCTTGAAGTCCTCGATAGTCTTGCGGAATCCGGTCGCCTGCTTATCAAGGTCCTTGAGTTGGGCACTGGCGACGTGGCCCTTGTCGATCTCGAGGCCCTTGGCGGCGTTGCCGCGCAGCTTCGTGACCTCAGCGTCGATCTTCTGGAGCTGCGCCTCGTATGCCTTGAGTTGCGGGTTTTCCTTAGCGGCCTGACCGCCGACGCCGGAGATGCCGGTGAGGGACTCCTTGGCAAGGCGAATCTGCTGCTGAAGTTCCGCCTGGCGGGCTTGGGCCGCGACAAGCAGCTTCTCGCGACTTGCGGCATGCATAGCCGCGATTTCGGCAGCCGCCGCTTCACGCACTCCCTTCGTGATTGTCGCGGTGTCCGGCTGCTTGACCGTGATCGCGGGCTGCCACTCGATCTTCCCGGCCTTGGAGACGTAGTGACCGCCGAGCGCCTTGTCGGCCCACTTCTGGAGGTTGCCGCTCTTGTCGGCGGCGATATCGGCGGCGGCCTGCTTGGCGAGTGAAGTCGCCTTGGCCGCGCCGGTGGCGGCGCTGTCGAGCTTCGTGAATGCATAGGTGAGGCCCGCCGTGCCCGCGATGGCGGCAACGGCGATGCCGATTGGACCGAGCGCGGCGGCCAGCGTGGATCCGAAGGCGGCAAGTCCGCCGACTGAGGAAGCGGCAGAGAGGGCGGCTACGGAGCGTGCGAGGGTGAGCATCGCGCCGCCTGCCGTACCGGCGAGCCCGGCGATCTTACTCACGACGAATACCAGCGGCCCAGCGGCCGCGGCGGCGAGCGCGGCCTTGACGGCGAATGACTGTGTGGAGGGTGCGAGCTTCGAGAAACTGCCAGCCAGCCCGGCGACGCTATCGGCGGCCTGTGCGACAACCGGGAGCATGACGTCGCCCACCTGGATGAGTGCCGACTGTATGCCCGCCCACGCCTTCGAGAGCTTCGCCCCCGGCTTCGAGAGTGCTATCTCGGCGGCCTTGGCGGCATCGCCCTGCGCCTTGCTGACGCGCGCGATGATGCCCGCGTACTTCTCCGCCTCGGGACCTGTGAGTGCGAGGAATCCACGCAGCGCGCGGATGTTCGTGAACAACTTTCCGAGCGTCTCGATGTTCCCCTTGAACGCGGTGTCGAGTTTGGCGACGGTCTCGGTCAGACCCTTGTTCTTGATCTCGTTGCGCAGGTCGGCGTAGCTCATGCCGATGGACTTGAGTACCCCCGCGCCGTCCTTGGTCGGCTTGATAGCGGAAGCGAGCATGGCGCTGATCTGCGTCACCGCTTCGTTGGCGTCCGTGCCGTTGAGGCTCATGGCGGCCATCTGCCCGGCGACTTCGCCGAAGGAGACGCCGAGCTTCGCGGCAATGGGGATGACGCGGCCGATGCTGCCCGCGAACGCTTCCGGCTCGCTCTTGCCTTCGCGCACGGCGGCGGTGAGGATGTCCGTAGCGCGCGTCGCCGACAGCGTCTTCTCGCCGTAGGCGTTTATGGCGCTGGTCACGGCGTCGGCGACGGTCTTCGTGTCGCCCAGTCCGGCAGCGGCAGCGGTGGCGGAGGCCGTGAGGGCGCGCATCGCGGACTCACCCTTGAGGCCCGACGAGGCGATGAAGTAGAAGGCTTCGCCGAGTTCCGTGGGCGACTTGCCGACGGCCGGCGCGAGCTTGAGAATCTCTTCCTTGAAGCCCGCGACCTGCTTGGCGCTCATACCGACGAGTGCCTCTACGTCAGTCATGGACTTCTCGAAGTCGAGAGCGAATGACACAGAGGCCGCGCTGGCCGCGAGGATCGGCAGGGTGAGGAACTTGGTCATACGGCGGCTGAACGCGGTCATCGCGCCGCTGGCCTTGGTCAGACCGGCGGTGAGGCTGGAGGCGTCAGCCATAATCCTTACAAGGACAGCTCCGGCTTCTATGGCTTCACCTCATCCTGTTTGGCGTGCATGACCTGATTCCAGACGGCCGCCATCGCCGACTTCGTGACCGAATCGGGGACGGGGTTGTCCTTCGTGGAGCTGTCGATCTCGTGCTTGACATCGCGGTAACGCCGAAGCTGCATGATGCGAACGCACGCCTCGTAGTCCTGGCGACCCGCCACATCGGGCGGGCAGTTGCCGAAGGCCTCCGAGACGGCGCTCGTCATCCAGAACTCAGGCTCGACGCCGCCCGCTACTCCGTCGAGGTATCTGTCGAAGGCGAGCCAGTCAGCAAAGGGAGGTCCGATACCTCCAACAGCGCGTGCATGATCTGCGTGTTCAGATCCACGGGCAGGCGCACGACGTTCTCCGGGCTCACCGGCACGTCGTCTGACCACGCCACGATGCGCTCGCGAACGGCGGCGAGAAGGGCGTAGCCCGCGGCCTCGTCCTGGCTCTCGCCGTCTTCGACCTTGGCCTCGCGGGCCGCCTTCTGCATGGCGCGCGCCTCTTCGACAGACAGTGGCCGCAAGTCGATCCAGTCGCCGTCGCCGGTATCAACGCGCTTGACGCGGGTCAGGTTGCCCATACTCAGGCCTCGACGATCGTGCCGGTGGGCTGGATGGTGGCGGTGTAGGTCCAGTAGTTGCCCACCCCGTCGCCGCGCTTGTACTCTGTGATCCAGCAACGCCCAGAGGTGTACTTGCCGTTGCCGTACGTGATCTTCCAGTAGCGCGCGACCGCGTTGACCGAGTTGAAGATCGCGTCGGGGCCGGTCGTCGCGGTGTCATCGTAGAAGCCCTCAAGCGTGATTGGCTCGTACTTCTTAAGCACCCCGGCGAGGTACTCGGGGAAGCTCACGCCGAACGGTGTGGACTCGACGGCACCCTTGTTGAGGGTGATATCACCAAGCTTGGTGACGTAGGCGGTGATGTTCGTATCGGCGGAGCCAACCGAGTCAGCCTTTTCGAACTCGATAATGACTTCGTTGGACCCATGTTTTCCTGCTGCCATGCTATGTGCCTCTTTCTGCGCGGGGAGGATTCGTCTTAGGCCGTTCCAGCGGCCTCAGATGTGCGTGTTTCAATCAAACGCCACGGCAACCGCAAACGTCGCGGATTCAGAACCGGCGTCGCCCCCGGACCACGTCCAGGTCACGCCCATGTATTGCTGGATGGTGGCGTTGGCTAGGGCCTTCATCTCGGATGCGCCGGTTGCGGGCGAGGCGATTGCGGTGAACGTGGTGTGATCGGCATAGACCCCGCCCGCGGTGTTGCAATCCTGTAGGGCGATGGTCAGGCCAGTGCGGGTGCCCCACGTGATGCTGGTGCAGGCGAGATACACACGACCGCCGGCGGCGCCGTCAGCGCCCCAGTTGAGATACGCGGCCGCGCTGGTGCCAGTGACGCCCTCTGCGGTCAGGGGGTGGACGAGCTTGGCGCTCTGGTCGACGAGGCCCGAGACCGCGACGCCAAACGACGCCTTGTGGTAGTCGCCAACCGTGCCGCTGCGCTTGTACTCGGTCTTCAGCACGCCATCGGTGCAGATGCAGGTCTTGCCCACACCCGCGACCGGGGCGGAGTTGCCGTAGGGCGCGAGGATCATGACGTTCTCAGCCGCGGCCATGCCGACCATGGCGGCGTTGACGGAATCGGTCGCGTCGTCGTACCAGCCGTCCTGCCCGGTCAACTCGTAGCGCTTGAGGACGCCCGCAAGGTACTCGGGAGCCGTGACGCCGTAGGGCGTGGACTCGACGGCCGGCCGGCTGATGGAGTCCTCGAGCTTGTTCGTCACGGCCGTCAGGTTGTAGGGACCGATGGTCAGAAATCCGAAGTTGGCGCTATTGAAACGGCTCACTTACTCACCTTCACCTTCTGCGGAGGTGCCTTCTGCACGGCCGCCTCTTTGATTGCGCCGCTCTTGAGCGCGGCGTCCACCTGCTCTGGGTCCATGTCGCTGACATCTGCGCCAGCGGCGGCCAGCTTGTACTCGCCGCCGGACTTGTATGACAGGCCGGTGACGGCCGTGTAGCGTTTGCTCATGCGATCCTTCCTACTCATGCCAGACGAAGCCGCAGTCAAGACAGGTGCGGTAGCCGCCCATGCCGAGACTGTTGCGGCGGTGTGTGCAGGCCGTGCTGCCCTTCGGCAACGTCAAGCCCGGCGTCGACTCCTCAAGTAGCGCCAGTGCGTCTCGCGCGTGCTCAGCGATGACCAAGAGGTGCGCCCGCAGTTGGTCGTCACTCGCCGACATGGCCGATGAATGCGTCGAGGTTGCGGCGGCTGTAGTTCGTGTCCGGGTCGCGCATCGTGTACTCGCCCTCCAAGGTCACCGGATACGAGGTCGCGAGTAGGGCCGTGCGCAACTGCGCGCAGACGGCCAGCGCCTCGTCAAAGGTCTCCGCCCAGCAGGAGAACTGGAAGCGAGGGCGGGAGACGGCCACGGCCTGCGTGGACCCGAAGACTTGATAGCGTGGCGTGGATACGCGCTGCATAACGACACAGGGCAGAGTCACCGCCTGCGGGATGGCGTCCTGATAGAGGCGCGTGGCGATGAGCGCGGACAGTCCGGCATGCGTCGTCAGGGCGGTGAAGAGGGCGGATTCGATGCTCACTTGCGCCACCCACGCTGCGTGTACCTACCGCGAGCTGCCCTGTGCATGGTCGCGAGTCCACCCATCGCTCCCCCGACCGCACTAAGGGCCGCGTCGCCGATGAGTTCCTTGATGGCCTCCGCGTTCTCGTCGAGCGCCGGACGCATGTAAGGGTGGGCGGGCATCTTGTAGGTGCCCACCTCCTGATAGATGCTGTACTCGGCGGGGCTCACGACGTCGGCCTCCTTGGCAGAGACGCGCTCCGGCTTGATGAGTCCTCTGAGCGCCCCAGTGTCAACCGGTGCCTTCTGCTTGGCGCTGCGCGTGACCAGTAGGGCTGCTTTGTCGAGCGCGTCTGGGACGGCCTTTTGCACGGCCGTTGCGGCGATGAGGAACTTGCGCGCCACAGCCTCGGCCCCAGTGACGGTCATGGAGATCACGTCGTCACCTTGCGCAGGTAGCAGACGATGCCCGTGGCCCCGACGGCGGGCTCGCCCATGACTTCGTAGACGATGGGCGTGATGGCCGTGCCTTGGCGCTTGGTCACCTTGACGACGTTTGTTGCGCCGATGACGGTCCCGTAGGGCAGCCTAATCTTGGCGTCGGCCTTGACGATGGTCATGGCACCGTTGCGGTACTCAGAACGCTCGAATCCGCTCACTTGACCAAGGCCGCAGACGACCTCGGCTGCGTAAGCCGGATCGCCGTCCACCATGTCGCCGGTCGCGCTCTGCGTCTTCGTGATCGTGCCGACCTGACAGGAATCAGCCATGAACGCCGTCTGGCAGGTGCGCAGGGAAGTGAGTTCGTCGGTGGCGAAGAGGGTCACTCGTCATCGTCCTCGGCGCGGTTGACGACGTAGGACTCAGTGAGGTTCGCCCCGCCGCCCTTGTCCCAGTAGGTCGACTGCATGTCGCGTTCGTAGTTCCGTGAGACGTGCGCGCGGAAGCTCCCGGGGGCGCGGCGGGCGGCGAAGTAGCGCGCCTGGCTCATGGCGTTCTTGTATGCGTCACCGCGATGGAAGGTGCCGCCATCGGCAGTGAAGTCGTAGAGCCCCGCAAGCGCCGATGCTTTCTTGCCCCAGAGGTTCGCGGCGGCGGCATTGAGATCGTAGGTCGGAGTCCAGTCGAGATCGTCGGGCTCCAGCTCGTGTTCGTCGATGAGTGGGTAACGAGCGATGACGATTGACAGGTCGTCGTCGGAGTAGGTCGTGGTGGTGGGCTCGGCGATCATGTCGCGCAGTTCGTCGAGCTGGTCGCCAGAGATGCCCCGGTCAAGGTACGTCCAGCGCAGCGTGTCCCCGGCAACGATGACGGCAGCGACGGTGCCGTGGTCAGCGTCGACGCTGCCGACCGCTTCTGCGGTGTAGACAGTCGCGCCGGAGGCCATGCGTTCGGCCAAGGTCACGTCTGCCGTGAGGCCGATGTGTCCGGGCAGGCCGAAGACGTCGCCGATGCCGATAGTGACGGTATCGCCCGCGTGCGTGCGCGCCGGGAGAGTGATCGAGGTGACGGTCAGGCAGCCGACCACGCCGAGGACGGTCGCCGTGCCATTGAGCGCGAGCGTGTCAGAGGCGTCGTCGCCGTTGGCATCGGTGCCCGCCCATGAGACGTTACCCGCCATGCCTGCCGCGTTGCCTGTGATCGACAGGACGCGGCAGACGGCGGGAGACGTGAGGGCGGTTGTGACAGTCTGCGGAACGGTCGTCAGTGTGATGGCCGCATGAACGGCCGCCGCGGACGCGACCGCCGGGGTGATCATGTGGGTCCGCTGGACGGACATTACTGGACGGACGCCTTGACGCTGAAGGTGTGGCTGGTGTCTCCGCCGCCGCCGTCCACGAGAGCCCAGCGCGCGCGGATGTACTTGCCCCAAGCGGCGGGACGAACTGCGCTTGCGGCGGGATCTGACGTAGCAAGGAAAGTGGCCGTGCCGGGGTTCGCTGAGTCGAGAATGGCGAACTCCGTCTTGGCCGAGTCATTGCCTGCCTGCTGCCCAAAGTGGACCGCAGGCAGCCACTTGGCACCGTCCGGCGAGACGTCGATGTACACATCGAGCGTATCTCCGGCAGCGGTCGCCGAGGCGGTCACGTCGAGCACGACCATGATGCGCTTGGCGAACCCGCCGATGAAGGTCGACGTGCCGTTAGCGCCTACCGTCCGGGCGGCAGAGGCGGCGAGGGTGTATTCGTTCGCCATGGATGCCCCCTAGACGTGCAGGTATTCGAGGTACAGCCGGCCGACGAATGCGGCCGAATCGGCAGACCCGGTGCAGGTGACGTACTGGGCCGCCGTCCAGACCACAAGAGCGTCGGCGGGGTCTCCATTGGCCAGCAGGTTGAAAGCCGTGCCGTCGGTGCCGTCGATAGCTGTCGCGGCCGTCAGGTTGGTACCGGCAGTCGCCGCGTCAACAGCCGTGCCAATACCGATGGTCGCGCCGCCCGTGGTGGACTGCGT